GAACTCGTGCTATTTCTTTGCCTATATTAAATATTGCGACTAATGCAATACTAAGTAATTCTGCACCGGACAGACTTTTATCCGTATCAACTAATAAAGAAACATATGTTCTTAGATTTTCTATTTCACTCGCAACGCCTTCCAATTCATCGAATGCCTGATTATCTGACATAATATATTCTTTATTTATATCCCTTAACCGTTGGGCTAAATCACAAGTTTGACGATGTACACCACGACACATTAAATAAGTATCCTGTTCGGCTCCATTCTGAGTTGCAGTGACTACGGGAAATATTGAGGCTTCAATTTCTTCTGCAATTTCGACGGCTGCTTGTAGTTTATTGTTCATGTTTTATTTCCGTGATTGTTATCAATTCACCATAGTCCACTTGGAAATAGACTGTAATTAGTTATATTCAGAATTAATCTTACTTACATAATCATTTAAATGATGAACTCAATTATAACTATCCCACACTCTATTAGTGTGTGCATCATAGAAAGCAGTAGCAATAAATTTATTACCTTTGAAAATATCGTACTTAGTATCTCCGACTTCAATCACATCAAAACCATAGTTTTTACAAGCAGAAATAAATTTACTTTGTTTGACTAAAACAGCAGACCAATCACGAAATTTTTTACGCTGCAACCAAGCCTTTTTATTGAAAAAATTACGGTCTTGAGAACGAGGAGAAAATAGGTTAGCCAAATGACGGTAATGAACATAATCTTTTCTACATTCAGCCGCTAATAATGCAGAAGTACTTGTTGATGTATTCATGTTTATTTCCTCAGAATTAATATTGTTTATCTCAGTTACGATTAACTATTTGACCCATCCAGCCTAAAATGACATGCGTAGGAGCCAGTGACTTTCTCGCTTCCTGCTCATTAGTTGCCTGAGCCTTAATACATATAGGGCGGCTTTGCTTTGTGTTAGCTCGCTCTATTGCGCCGAAGATAAAAGTTTTCATGGTTTACCTTCTAAGAGCTAAAAAAATTAATGTTTGAGCTGTTTTCTTTCTGTTTGCTGTGATGCGTTTGGTATGAGGGGGCTTTGATGTTATCGGCAGTGCGAGTATTAATTTTGGAGTCTCTTGTATTGTCGGAATCAGTGAGAGACTCATCAATGAAGCAATCAATTGTATTGTTGGTTTCATCGGTATCAAGGCTTTTTTGTATTGCCTCTCTTGCCTTATCCAAACAATCAAGAATGGAAAATTTTAAGCTCGCCAGAATGTGGGGGTCTGTGGTGTTTTGTGATTCATAAACCCCAAGAGCAACAGTGATTGCATGGGCTTTTGAAGTTTCCGATACTGCTTTGGATGTAGGATGTTTCATTCTTTTTCGCCTGAAAGTAAGTTTGCTAACTTTTATCAATGTTAAATAACTTACTTTTCTCTGTCAAGCTAAAAAGTTAGCTTACTTACTTTTTTGGCAAAAAAAAGACAACCATTTGAAATTAAAAGTTAATTATAATCTGCTTGACTACACCAATCAGCCTACAGTCCTCGTTGACTTCAATTGTTTTAAATGCGGGGTTTAGTGGCATCAGGTAATAAATTGATCCATCAGCTACTAATTTTTTTATTGTGGCTTCGCCAGTTCTTCCTAGTTGAGCCACTACTATCCTCCCAACCACATCATGCATATCACCATATTCAGGATCAACTATTACGATTGATCCCTCAGGAATGGAAAGCGGGCCACTAGTGGATGTCATTGATTCGCCCTTAATCTTAAGAGCAAATGCACAATCTGAAACTTTCATTGTGGCAACTACAGTGTCATCAGCACTCTTGATTGTGGGAAACTCGGAAGCACTAAAAGGACATGGTTCTGTCCATTGTCCTGCCTGAACCCATGAAACTACAGGAACTTCTTTTACATTGAACTGATTGGCTGAAAGATGCCTCGGCTCTTTGGCTGGTGGTATATCTTTTCCTGTCATTATCCATTCCGGTGAGCAGTCAAGCGCTTTTGATAACGAAAGAAGGCTCTCCCCACTTGGAATAGTCGCATCTTGCTCCCACTGAGTTACTGCTGATGGGGATACCCCAACAACTTGCGCTATATCTCTCTGCGTTAGCCTGAAACTTCTTCTTCGTTCCCGAATTCTGCTTCCTATGGATGATTGTGCCATAACAAAACCTCATTAGATTATTAGTTATCTTACATTCTACATCAACTTGATGTAAGTATACTAACCATGTAGTATAGTAAGTATTCTTACTTTTATGAGGTGGAAGATGAAAAAAAATGAAGTATTGAAACATTTCAATACAGTGAATTCCATAGCCAAAGCTATAGGAATTACAAGCAGTGCAGTATCTCAATGGCGAGAAATTATACCTGAACGAGCGGCTTTGCGTATTGAGAAAATCACAGATGGAGCCCTTAAGTACAGCGCTGAAATGTACAAGAAAAACCATGTATCAACTCCATAACATAATTATGCCAGAAATTTATCATCCGGGTGACGCGGAATGGATTCAAAAGATTCTTGCCGCGATGAAGTCAACCCCGAGGGAGTATGCGAGAGATAAATACGCATACGTCTACAAACTTCGGCGGGATGAAGATCCTGTGCCGCATCGACGAGATAACACAGGCGCTAGGGCTGCTAACACATGGCTCCGGCTGTTCTTCAAAAAGAATTACAGATCGATGCAGGGTTATACAGAACAGCCGAAGACGGTAAGTCAACAATCAAAAAATTAAGGGGATGAGATGTTTAGACGCTTAGATGGCTATATCTGTTTTTTGGGGAAGAGGGGAAAACTTTCTAGGGGGGTTTGGGGGGTGATCTTTGAAAGGGGTGTTAGGGAAGGCACAGCCAAGAGGGAGAACTCAGATCTTAATATAGATCACTGTAGGGGTTACAAAATGGGACAGGTGGCTAGACGGCTAAATGGGGAAAAGAAAAAGGCTTGTCCTCTGGCAGTGGAAATTATTCAAGTGAGGGTACCAATGTTAAACAAGAACAAGAGACCGTTAAGCAAATTGGTAAGTACGTTAGTCGAAGCGGAAAAAGTGTTGGTAGAAACAATTGCGAGGATGACCGAAGAGTGCAGGAAGCTAAACAGGAGAGGGTGCAAGAAACCGAGCGGTGACACTTTGGAGAGCAAACCCGTCTCGGCTCTTGCAACAGGTATCACTGGGACGCGATTACCTGAGACAAAGTATCGCACGGTTACTATAAAAAATAAACAGGGGGCGAAGAGATGCTAGAAATTACCCCCAACTTTGCCCAAGAACGCGCCTTGAACATGCTGCGTCAGAACTGGAAGCAACACCGTACTTTCATGGTGTACAGTCCAACGGGATCAGGTAAGACAGGTTTAGCGGCGTTCATCACTGACGGTTACATTTCTCGTGAAATGCGTGTCATGTTCTGTGTGCCTTATACAATCCTCGTAGACCAGACGGCGGCAAAGTTTACAGAGTATGGCTTGCCTGAGCGCGAAATCAGTTACGTCTGGCGTGACCATCCCAACTATGATCCAACCCGACTGATTCAGATTGCCTCAGCCGATACCATTATCCGCCGTGAGTTTCCCGACAACATCGATTTACTGATTATCGACGAGGCGCACTTACGCCGTAAGCGGATGCTGGAGATTATCCGTGACAGTGACTTTCCGGTAATCGGGTTATCGGGCACACCTTTCGCCCCGTTCCTTGGTCACTACTACGAAAAACTGATTAAGCCCACCACGATGAAAGAGCTGATTCAGCGTGGAGATCTGAGCAAGTACGAATTCTATGCGCCCACCAAGCCCGACTTAAGCGGCGTGAAAAGTAATCAAAGTGCTGAATACGGCAGTGATTACAAAGAGGCGGAGATTGCCGAAATCATGTGCGGCTCTGATCTGGTCGGGGATATTGTCAGCAATTGGCTGGCGAATGGTAATAACCAGCCAACCATCTGTTTCTGCGTGACGGTTAGCCATGCCAACTTTGTGACCGTGGAGTTTAATCGTGCAGGGATCAACGCCGATATCATTACGGCCGAGACTCCCCATGAAGAACGCCAGATTATGATTCATCGCTTCGAGCAGGGTGCGACCAAGATTTTAGTGAATGTGGGATGTCTTTTGGCTGGGTTCGATAGCGATGTCCGCTGCATTATCTACGCGAGACCCACAAAGTCTGAAATTCGATGGGCTCAGGCGCTAGGCAGAGGCTTGCGTACCGCACCGGGCAAAGAAGCCTGTCTTATCTTCGATCACTCCGGGTCTGTCCACCGCCTTGGCTATCCCGATGATATCGAATATGACGAACTGCCTAGCAAAAATGATGGCATGAAAACCCGTGACAGTTACCGGGAACTGGAGAAGCGAGAGAAGCTACCGAAGGAATGTTCCTCCTGTCACTACATGAAACCAGCAGGTGTCTATGTCTGCCCGAAGTGTGGGTTTAAGCCGCTGACAGGTGAGGATGTCGAGGTGGATACCAGCCGCAATATCCAGAAACTCAGCAAGAAAGAGCGCGTCTACACGCAGGCCGAAAAGCAGAGTTTTTACTCGCAGTTGAAGTACTACCAGAACCAGCGCGCCTCACAGGGTAAAGCCATCAGTGACGGCTGGGTATCAAATACCTTTAAAGACAAGTTCGGCGCTTATCCGCGTGGATTGCATGACACCCCACAAGAGCTAACGCCCGAAGTCAGTAATTTCATCAAGCATAAACAAATTGCCTTCGCGAAGTCCCGCAAGAAAGCGGAACAGGTGCAACCGTCCAGCAACGAACAGCAGGAAATGAACCTTGAGGTAGCCCGTCAGAAGGTCAGTGATATTCGTGAAGCATTAGGCAGACCATCACATCAGGGAGGCACACTGTGAACAGAATCAAAACGACCGAGGCTGTTATTGGCCACTGGCCTGAAATCTTCGCCTATTACAAATTACCCCCGGTGACAGGCAATAAACACTTTAAAGGGAAGTGCCCAATCTGTAAGCAAAAGGGCAAATTCCGCATTGATGACCGTGATGGGCGGGGAACCTTCATTTGTACCTGCAATGCCGGGGACGGTTGGGCACTACTGAGATTGACGCAGGGCAAAGAATTCAAAGTACTGGCGGATGAGATTGATCAGCTGTTGGGTCTTCATCGCGATAAGGTCACACCGAAACCCAAAGTGAGCACGGTTGCAGATAACCGCCAAAAGATAATTACCCTTTACTCACGCATGCCGGAACTGAAAGGCACATCAGCGGAAAAATACCTTCAAAGCCGGGGGATTTACAGCAATCAGCCTATTGAACAAATCCGCTTCTGTAAAAAGCAGCCGACATACCAAGGGGATTATCAGGCGATGTGGGCATTGGCGACAGACTCACGCGGTCAATTATGTTACCTGCACCGAACCTATCTGGATGGGGATAGAAAAGCGCCGCTGGACGTGACAAAGAAAATGATGTCACTACAGGAAGACAGCTATCTGGCGCACGCTG